GGTGAAGAGTACCAAGATAAAATGAAAGATAAAGAGTGTGCATTATGTGGGACAATAGAAGGTAGAATGTGTTATGACCATGACCATGATACTGGTGAGTTTAGAGGAGTATTATGTAATTCATGTAATACAGCATTAGGAAAACTAGGAGACACAGTAGAGTCTTTAGAGAGAGTTTTAAGATATTTAAAAGGAGAGAAGATATGAGTTTATTAGAGAGTAGAAGAGTGTTTAAACCAATGAAGTACCCAGAAGCATTTAATTACTGGGAGACACATGATAAGTTAGTATGGCACTATGATGAAGTCCCTCTTGCCTCAGATGTAGAGGACTTTAACAAAGCAGATGAAGAAGAACAAGAGTTTATTACACAAGTAATGAGGCTATTTACTCAGAATGATATAGAGGTAGCTCATGGCTATGATGTATTACTGAGAATATTTAAACCTACTGAGGTTACTATGATGCTTAGAGGTCATGCAGATAGAGAGAATACACATATTAGTGCTTACTCTTTATTTACAGAGACACTAGGCTTTGAGGATAGCTTCTATACTGAGTTCTTAGATGATGCTACTATGAGTGATAAGATAGCTTATGTAGAGAAGTCTCAAGTTATGAAGTATGAGCAGTATGAGAAGGACTACTATCAGATAGAGCCTCTTATAGATAAGCCTCTTGAAGAGTATATCTCTTATAGATACAGACAAGACATTATGTTTATGTTAGCTGTATATGCTAGTCTTACAGAAGGGGTAAGTTTGTTTGCTCAGTTTGCTATGTTATTAGCTTATCAGTTTGAGAATAAGTATAAAGGTTTATGTACTATTGTTGAATGGAGTATCAAAGATGAAGAGGCTCATGTTCAAGGTAATAGTTGGTTATTTAGAACCTTTGTAGAAGAGAATAAAGATGTGTTTGATGATAACATTAAGAGAAGAATTTATCAATCAGCTAGAGATATTGTAGAGAAAGAATGTAAACTTATTGATGAACTTAATCCTCCTCATATGGATAATGAAACAGTCAAAGATTATGTTAAATACATTACAGACCAGAGACTTAAACTTATTGGTTTTAAACCTAATTGGGATATACCTACTAATCCTCTACCATTTATGGAAGAAGTGACAATGGATGTATTAACTAATATGTTCTCAGGAAGAGTAACTGAGTATGGTAAAAGTTCAATTACTGGTGATTGGGAAAGTGTAAGAAAAGGGGCTATGTAGGAAGTGTGAGCTTAACTGACCAGAGGGGGAATAATTAGTCCCCTCCCTACATCAGAACACCAGAGAGTGAGAGTTAATACAGTTAGTGTATTACTGATGTAGGATTAAATAATATACTTTAGCTAAAATATATTTAAAGGAGAGAACAAAATGGTTCAAGATATAGGACTAGGTTTGATGACCTATGAATACGAAGAGATACCTGGTGATATGACTAGAGGTGAGTGGACTGAAGAACTACTAACTCAGATATGTTACTTACTAGGTGATGTAGCCTCATTAACAGAGGGAAAAGCAGACATGGAGTTTATACTTAGTGTAGTAGGTTCTTATTTAATCTCTAAAGAGAGAGGAACACTACCAGAAGATGTAAGACCTCCTAGTTTTTTGTTTGATGAGATTATGTTTCCTCAAATAGACACAATGGAGATAACAAAGGAGAAGATAGAAGATGGAGATACAATACTTGATGCAGAGGATATTGGGGAGATATCCAAACCAACTACCAAAGAAGGAGATTAACTCTTATGACCTTGGTGTATTAGTAGGACAGCAGGAAGTAGTGGACTTTATCTTATCTCTTACCAAGTTAGACATAGAAGAAAAAGAATTAAAGGAGAAATAGATATGAGTGGAGGATTAACACTAGGTACATTACTAGGGGGAGGTGCAGTAGCAGGAGGTACAGCACTATTAGCTAGTCAGGCTATGGATAAAGGACAGCTATCTCCTATTGTACCACAGCCAATAGAGACAGAGACAGATATAGGGACTAAGCTAGATACAACAGTCGAGACATTTGATGAGAGTAAGAAGGATGAGAGAACAGTAAACAAGAATAAGTTAGGTACTAAAGGCTTACAAATTCCTCTTACTCCTCCTTCTAGTACTACTACATCAGCTTCAACTACTGGCTTAAGAGTATAAGGAGAATAAGATATGGCAAGTAAAAGAGAACACCCATTACATAAGAAGTGGGGAACAGCTAAGTCTTGGTATGACTATAATACAACAGATAGAGAAGGGTTTGAGCAGGAGTGGGAAGATTGTAGTGAACTGACACTACCTTACATATTTCCTAGTGACAATAAAGACCCTAGTGCTATTATGCCTACTCCTTACAACTCAGTAGGACCTAGTGCAGTCAATGCTCTAGCTTCTAAACTTCTTTTAACTCTTATCCCACCTACTGGGTCTTTCTTTAGGTTACTACCTGATAGAGAGCTAGTAGCAGATATGGATGATAAGCAGTTTAAGCAGATAGAGAATGAGTTAGCACAGATAGAGAATGATGTAGTAGAATACATAAATGTAAAAGCTATGAGAGTACCTATCTATGAAGCTATGAAACTACTTATTATTACTGGTAATGTTATGTTGTATAAAGTGCCTAATGGTAGCTTTAAAGTATTCAATCCTCATCAGTATGTAGTACAAAGAGACTATGTAGGTAATGTATTAACAGCTTGTATTAAAGAGATTATGGACTTCACAGCCCTACCTCAGAAGGTACAAGAGCAACTAGATGCAGAAGTAGAAGAGATGGATGTAGATAATGCAGAGAGCTCTAAAGACAGAAAGCAAGTAGATGTATATACTATGATAGTTAAGGACAATAATAAGTTCCAAGTATGGCAAGAGATTAAAGGTGTAGTTATTGAAGGAACTGAGAAGAAGTATAGTGTAGATGATATGCCTTACATTATTCTTAGATGGACTTCTGTTAATAATGAAAATTATGGTAGAGGTTTAGTACAGCAATATATAGGAGACTTAAGAAGTCTTGAAGACCTTACTCAGACTATTGTAGAAGGTAGTGCTGTTATGGCACAAGTTAAGTTTGGTTTAAGACCAGGCTCTACACTTAAAGTAGATGACCTTAATAATGCAGAGAATGGTGAGTTTGTTCTGGGAGACCTTGAAAGAGAGGTGACTGTATTACAAGTACAGAAATCAGCAGACTTCCAAGTTCCTTTAGCTCTAATGCAACAGTTAGAGATGAGACTATCTAAAGCCTTCCTAATGCTAGGAGGACAAATTAGAGACTCAGAAAGAACAACAGCAACAGAGGTTAGAGCAACAGTAGCAGAGCTAGAAAGTGTACTTGGAGGTACATTTAGTATCCTAGCTTCTGAATTCCAAACTCCATTAGTACATCTTATATTAAAGGAACTTAATCCTGAAGTATTAAGGGTTACAGTACCAAGTATTACAACTGGTATTAGTGCTGTTAGTAGAGAGAAAGACTTTAATAACTTGAACATTATGCTACAATCAATAGCACAATTAGGTCCTGAGGTTATTGCTCAGTACTTAGATGTAGAAGCATACTTCTCAGCAGTAGCAACTTCATTAGGTATGAAACCAGATGAGATTATTAAGTCTCAGGAACAGAGAGAACAAGAGATGCAACAACAACAAGCAATGCAACAACAACAATTACAAGCAGAAGCAGGTAAAGAGGTTGCAGTAAACCAAGCAAGAGGAGGACAATAGATGGCAACTAAGAAGAAAGTAGAAGCAGAACCTAAAAGTAAAACAGTAATTATTCAGAAGAAAGATTATGTACCAGGTGATGTAAAATATAGATGTGACTTTAAGTCTTATAAAGAGTATGATGCCTATAAAGGTAAGAAAGCATAAATAAAAAGGAGAGAGCTATATGGCAGAAGTAGAAGTAGAAGCACCTCAATCTGAGGTATTAACAGAAGAAGAAGTAGCCAAAGTTGTAGAAGGAGAGCCTCAAGAAGAGGAAGTAATCCTACCTAGTGACCAAGAAACATTTGAACTACCAGAAAAATTCAAAGGTAAGTCAGCAGAAGAAATTGCTAAGGCTTATATTGAACTGGAAAAGATGAAGAAAGGAGGTGATGAACAAGTATCTCAAGGGGAGGAAGAGCCCCCACCCTCAGAAGAGGCTCCTGAAAAAGGAACTGATGAGGATACTAAGGATAATATAGAGCTATCTAAGTATGAAGAAAAGTACCTAAAAGAAGGTGGACTATCTGATGAAGACTATGCAGAGCTTGAAAAGGCAGGGTATAGTAAAGATAAGGTAGATGAGCATATTGAATTTGTAGAATACAAAAGAGAGAAAGCTATTAAGGGTGTATTAGAACCTATTGGTTTGGACCTAGATAGCTTTAAGGAACTATCTGTATGGATAGCAGAGAATAAGTCTCAAGAAGAGATAGCAGAGATTAACTCTACTTTAGAGGCATCTCCTAAGTTAGCTCAACAAGCCCTACTTAAGACTCTTAAAGAAGAGTTCTCAGGAGGAGAGACTGAACCTATTCATACTAATGCTCCTCAATCAAGACCTAGTAAAGGGTATGCTACACAAGAAGAGTTCTTCAAAGATGTAGGTAGTTCTGAGTATCAGAATAACCCTAAGTTTAGACAAGCAGTAGAAGCCAAGATGGCTATCTCTGATATATTCTAAGAGTAATCCCCTTATAGGGGGTTCATATGAGCCTATCTGTACTCTCTCCCAGGTAGGTTCCTATGAGCCCAGAGGTTGTAATACTAAGGTATTAGCCAAGGATAACTCAAGTACTTGATAGAGTGATACACTTAAGTATCAAAAGAAGTTAAATACTAGACTTGTAAAACAATTAGTAGAAATTAAATATTATAAAAGGAGAATTAAAGATGGCAAATATGGTTCCAACTTTACCAAATAAGGATGCTTCAAGAGCAACAGCCTTAAAATTATATACTGGGGAAGTTATTAAAGCTTTCCGTGAGAAGAACATTGGACTTGGTCTAATCAAGAACAGAGAAATCTCAGGTGGTAAGACAGCACAGTTCATTGTAACTGGAAAAGCAGATGAGGCTGATATTCAAACTCATGTAAGAGGTGAAGAAGTAATTTCTTCTGTATTAGCAAATGATGAAGTAACTATCACAGTTACAGATAGATTTGTACACTCACACTTCCTAGATACTCTTGATGAGAAACTAGCACAGTATGAAGTCAGAGGGGAATTAGCATACCAATCAGGTGAAGTTCTTGCAACTAAAATTGACAAAGAAATCTTCCAACTTGTAGGTAATACTGTTCCAGGTATGACACCACTTCCAGGACAAGAACCTGCTAGTACAGTTGTAGCTACTGGTTATGATGGTGCAGGTTCAGCACAAGAGAAAGGTGATGCTATCATTGAAGCTCTCTTTGCAGGTAGAGCAGAGTTAAATCGTAAGAATGTTTCTAGTGAGCCTTCTGTTATTGTGGACCCAGGTGATTACTACAATGTAGTACAATCTACTAGAGGTACAAATGCAGATTACACTACTAACAATGGTGGTATTGATACTGGTAAAGTAAGACAAGTTGCAGGTTTCAGCCTAGGTTGGACTAATCACTTAGATAAAGTGACTAATGCTAAACTTATTGCTCTTATGTTTACTAAGGATGTAGCAGGGGTTGTAAAAGCAATGGATATTCAATCTGAGGCTAACTATGACTTCCGTAGACTAGGATGGCAACTAACAAGCTTCTATGCTTTAGGTATGG